GTGATGGCACCCTCGCTACGCCATTTGAATAAGGAGAAGTTACATGGCTGATGCAGTCACTTCTCAGACTATTCTTGACGATGGCGGTCGCAACTTGGTGATGAAGTTCACCAACATCAGCGATGGTTCGGGTGAAAGCGCAGTAGCGAAGATTGATGTCTCCGCTTTAACAGCAAGCGCTGTCACCGGTCAATCGTGTAACCGGGTGGTGCTCAATCGCATCTGGTTCAGCAACGTGGGCATGGGGTTTCGGCTGTTATGGAACGCCGACAGCAATGTGTTCATTTGCCAAGCGCCGAAGGACTGGACCGATACGTGGGATTTCAGCATGGGCATGAAGGATTTGCCCGGGATTTCCAACAATGCGGGAACCGGCATCAACGGTGATTTGTTGTTGACGACCAACGATCACACCAGTGGTGATACCTACAGCATCCTAGTATGGGCGTTAAAACACTATGCCTAAGTTGACCAAGCGGTTGAAGACAGACTATCAGTCTGCCAATAAGCCTCGGGGCAAGACATCGTTCAAGGAGTACCAGGAAGAGGTTCCGACGGAGACGCATACGTCTCAGCTACGGCGTAAGTATTACGGTGATCGCGTTTAGCTGAATGGCTACCGCAACCACCAATAACTTCAACCTCGACCTAGGCGATCTCATCGAAGAAGCCTTCGAGCGAGCGGGCCTAGAGCTGCGCACGGGTTACGATTATCGTACCGCCCGTCGCAGCCTTGACCTGATGATGCTCGAATGGCAGAACCGTGGGTTGAATCTATGGACGATCGAGGGTCCAACCGAGGCGACCGTTACCGCTGGTACCGCAACGTATACGCTTGACGCGGATACCGTGGACCTGCTCGAACATCATTTGCGACTTAATGATAATTCGGTCAGCAGCCAGACGGACTACAACCTGCGCCGTATTTCCACGACCAGCTATTCAAATATTCCCAACAAGCTCAGCGAAGGTCGCCCCCTTCAGATATTTATTGAACGTGGGGTCAGCACCTTCCAATACACCTTCTGGCCAGTCCCCGACGACGTTGAAACCTACACGTTTGTGTATTTCCGCATGCGTCAGATATATGACAGCGGAACGCCTGCGAGTAACAACATGGATGTACCGAAGCTGTTTCTCCCGGCGCTGGCTTCAGGGCTGGCGTTTTACGTGGCGATGAAACAGCCGGAAGCGGCCAATCGTTTGCCAATGCTGCAGTCGGAATATGAGCGGCAGTGGGAGTTGGCGGCGGAAGAGAATCGGGTTAAGGCGCCGTTTCGGTTTGTGCCATTCCAGAGTTATATCTGATGGCCCAGTACGCGGCGGGTAAATACGCTTACGGTTCCTGCGATCGATGCAGCTTTCGCTATCCGTTGAATCAGTTGCAGTTTCAGGTGGTGGATTTGTTTACCACCGGCTTTCGCGTCTGCCCGGAATGTCTCGATGCGCCACAACCTCAGTACCAGCTGGGTGATTATCCGGTGGATGATCCGGTAGCACTGCGCGATCCGCGTCCCCCCATGGGATTGGACGACAGCCGGCGCCTCTATGGCTGGAATCCGATCGGCGGTTGGAACAGTGCATACGGTGCCAGTGATCTCAACAACATGGTGATGGAGGGTCAGATAGGCCGCATCACCGTCACGATAAGTTGATATATGAGTCATCTGGAAAATAAGATTGAATCGCTGACCCGCAAATGGTGGGTCTTGAATAAACAGCAGAGGGCTGGTTTCGACGAGGTTGGCTACTTCGACTGGGTATACAGCGATGGGTGGGAAAAACTCGAAAGAGATAAAGATAAAGTGGTCGAGTTGCTGGCAGAGCTTAAATCAGATGCACCGGCTTTCCCGGTAGGATTACAGGAATAGCGATGGCTTGGACGTATACGACATTGACGCAGGCGATCAAGGACTACGTGCAGACCACGGAGACCACGTTCGTCAATAACATCGATGTCTTCATCCAGCAGGCGGAAACCCGCATTGTGCGCAGGGCTGGGCTTCCCGTCTTTCGTAAGAACACTACCGGCACCATGACCACGGACAATCAGTATCTCGGGGTGCCAACCGATTTCCTTTCGCCTTATTCGCTTGCCATCAGTAATGGCGGGTCTTATGAGTATCTGATTACCAAAGATGTGAATTTTATTCGTGAGGCGTATCCGGCAGCGGCGACCACGGGGACGCCGAAGTACTACGCCATCTTTGATAACGATGCTTTTATCGTTGGGCCGACGCCTGACGCGAACTACACCAGTGAGCTTCACTACCATTACAAACCCGCATCGATCGTTACTGTCTCTCCCAGCTGGCTTGGCACCAATGCGCCCGACGTATTGTTGTATGGCTCGCTGGTAGAAGCTTACGTCTTCCTCAAGGGAGAACCGGATTTGTTGCAGCAGTACATGGAACGTTATGAAACCGCCTTGCAGCTTTTGATCGTGGAAGCCGACGGCAAGGATCGTACCGATGCGTACCGATCGGGCCAGTTGAGATTGAAGATCGCTTAATGGAAAAGCTTGATCATGTGGCCCTCTTAGGGCTGGGCCATAGCCAGTTGGACTATCACCTGTCGATTACACACAGCGAAGAGTACGACGAGGTATGGGCGGTGAACTCCATGTGCGCCGTGGTGAAAGCAGATCGGGTCTTTATGATGGACCCGGCTTCACGCTTCTTTGACAGCGAAGATGCTGGCGGTCAAACGGAAGTGATGCGGAAGACGCTGCCGACGCTGACCTGTCCGGTGTATTCCTGTGAGTTGGACAAGCGTGTGCCTGCGATTGAGCTGTATCCGCTGGAAGAGATTGTCGGGGATTTGGGTTGCGGTTATTTCAACAACACCATCTCCTATGCGATCGCATTTGCCTTATGGAAAGGTGTGAAGCAGCTCAGTGTGTTTGGCGTTGATTTTACCTACTCGACTAATATTCATTATGGCGAGTTAGGGCGTGCCTGTTGTGAGTTCTGGTTGTCCCGCTGCATGGTGGCTGGCATGGAGGTAGGGGTTGCTCCCCGGTCGCCGTTATTGGATACCAACGTGGCGGAGAAGGAACGGCTTTATGGTTACCATCGCTTAGAGAATCCACCCGTGGTTTACGTGGAAGAAGGTAACCTAAAGGTGACACCATTCTCTGAAATCGAGCAGGAAGAAGAAGTCGTGGTGTCCATTCATGGACGTCAGGACAACATGAAGGTTACCGGGCCAGTCGAGCCAACGAATTACTGATGCTGCAAGTTGATTTAGAAACGTCGGTAGGCAATCTGGGCGTTGAGACCACGCATTATCGTGGTCATACCCCGGAAGAATGGGCCAAGATGGCGGCGAACAGGATTGTGAGTATTAGCAATACAGCCCCCGAACCCCTTCGGCAGCAGGCGCATGCGTTTAAGGAACAGGTGGAAGTATTGCTTGCGGATTACATGCACAAGGCTGTTGATAGTCATATGTGTACGGTAGGGAATTTTCTCGAACAACAAGGCCACGGTGATATGGCCGCAATTCTTAGGAGGCTGTAATGGCGATCACACAGGCAATGTGTACAAGCTTCAAGAAAGAACTCTTGCAAGCCAAGCACAACTTTTCCACGGGTGGAAACACGTTTAATCTGGCGCTGTACACCAGCTCAGCCACGATGAGTGCTACCACCACGGCGTATAGCACGTCGCAGGAAGCGACGGGCACGAACTATACGGCTAAAGGTGGAACGCTAACTAAGGTTGAACCGACGACTTCGGGCACCACGGCGTTTACCGACTTTGCGGATTTAACCTTTGGTACCGCAACGATTACTGCCAGAGGCTGCATGATCTTTAATGACACGGCTACGGGAGACCCTTCTGTCGCAGTGTTTGATTTCGGCGGTGATAAAACCAGTACGGCTGGCAGCTTTACCATCACGTTTCCCACAGCGGATGCCAGCAATGCGGTGATCCGCATAGCCTAGCGAGCGCAATGTGGCGAATATTACAGGCTGGGGGCGTGGCACATGGGGCCAAGGGACGTGGGGTGAACCTATCCCCGTCGAGCTTACCGGTGTTGCGGGCACAGGTTCAGTCGGTACCCTCACGGCTACTGGCGGCGCGACTGTTGTTGAAACGGGGCTGGCGGGCACTGGCGCTGTCGGAACGCTTGTTGCAACCGGCATCGCGAATGTTAGTCCTACTGGCGTTTCGGGTACTGGAGCGGTTAGCTCGGTTACGGCGAGTGCAGCGGCCACTGCGCCGGTCACGGGCCTCGCGGGTACAGGCGCGGTTGGCACTCTCCTGGCGGCAGGGTTTGCGGTCCATGGGGTCAGTGGTCATGCGACCACGGTTGCGCTGGGCGAGGAAACCGTTACTGGCGATGCGAATGTTTATCCAACGGGCGTGGCAGGCACGTCGGCACTTGGCTCCGTTGGGATCGTTAGTAACAACATTATTTCGGTCACTCTCGATGCAGCTACCAGTGGGCTTGGATCGCTTACGGCGACGGGTACGGCGGCAGTTGTACTTGAGGGGCTTGTTGGAACGACAGGAACGACACATCTCCTCGT